GGGTTCTTCAGTGTTACTGGTACCACCATTGGTACTGGCGGCACCGAGGCTTCTCCGTTTAGCGCAACAGTTTGATGTAAACTGGCAGGGGGCTTCATGCCCCCTGTTCGTATAGGAGATTAGGATGACAGCCAAGCGTATTCCGGCACTGACCGTATTGACCGGCGCACAGTCTGCGACGGACGATAAGCTCGTCATCTTCGACGCGACCGCCAACGAAACGAAGGCGATCACACGACAAGAACTTGCCAAAGGTTTGGCGATTGATCTCGCTGGTATCCAGCGCGTTCAGAATTTCACCGGCAACGGAAGCACAGTTGCTTTCACGCTGACCTATGACCCCGGCACTGAGAACAACACACAGGTGTTCATCAACGGGGTCTACCAGCAAAAGAACACCTACGGTGTGAGCGGCACGACTCTGACGTTCTCCGAAGCTCCGCCGTTGACTTCGACCATCGAAGTAATGATCCAGAGGGCTTGACATGCCAACCAACCTTACCGGCTCCACCATTGCCTCCACCTTCGATCAACTGCTGCATGTTGACGACGGCCCGACCGCGACTGAGAAGACGGTCTATAGCGGTACGGGCGTTGCCACAGCCATGAAGGTTGGCACCACGTCGGCCTCGGTCGGCAACGTGCAGTTGACCGGCAACACGGTGCAGGCCACCACGGGCAACCTCACGCTGGGTTCTGCCATCGCATTCGGCAGTGCCAGTAACGCCCGCACGGCGCTGGGCCTCGGCACGATGGCGACCCAGAACTCGGGCGCTGTTGCCATCACAGGCGGCACTGTGTCGGGCGTCACGTTCAGCGGCTCGTTCTCCGGCATGACGCTGGTCGAGTCCACAACACTGGCAACCAGCGCGGCTGCGGCGGGTGTGAACCTGAACGGCAACACGCTGGCCGCTGACGGCACCGACACCAACATCGACATCAACATCACGCCCAAGGGCACAGGCCGCACAGTTGTAGGGGCGCTCTCGGCTACGTCGCCTCGTGTTGTCACGGGGGTCAACGACACCAACGGCAACGAGTTGCTGAAGGTTACGGCGACTGCTTCGGCAGTCAATGAACTGACGCTGGCAAACGCTGCGACGGGCAATGGCCCCACGTTGTCGTCCACGGGCGATGACACCAACATCGACATCAGCATCACCCCCAAGGGCACAGGTGAGGTGAACGTCACCAACATCGACGTGATCAGCGGCAAGGTGCCATACAGCACGATCACAGGCCGCGCCTATGCGGCGTTCTCCGATGTCACCGACCAGACGGGCAGCACGACTGTCCCAGCCCCTGTAAAGTTTGGCACGGTAGAAATCGTTGGTGCAGGCATCACGATGGTGACAGACGGCACTAACCTCACGCGCTTGACATTCGCTGCGGCGGGTACCTACGCTGTGATGCCAAACCTACAGTTTACCAATTCAGATTCTAACGACCACGACGTAACGCTCTGGTTTGCGTTGAACGGTACGAACATCGCTCGGTCGGCCACCCGAATCACAGTACCCAAAGTCGCTGACGGCGGCAATGCGTTCTTCCAGATCGTGTTCTACGCGACCGTGACCGCAGGGCAGTACATCCAAATGTATTGGCTCCCTGAGAACGTCGCAGTCACGATTGACCACACGGCAGCGGTCACTGGCCCCCCAGCGATTCCTGCCATCCCCTCGGCGATTATGGCGGCTGAAAGGATTGCGTAATGGCAAAGACACCAGCATGGACTCGCAAGGAAGGCAAAGACCCCAAAGGCGGCTTGAACGCCAAGGGGCGTGCGTCCTACAACAAGGCCAATCCGGGTAAACCCGGACTGAAGGCTCCGCAGCCCGAAGGTGGCCCGCGCAAGGATTCGTTCTGTGCCCGGATGGAGGGCATGAAAAAGAAGCTGACTTCCGAGAAGACAGCCAACGACCCCAACAGCCGGATCAACAAGAGCCTGCGGGCTTGGAAGTGCTGACATGGCAACCAAACCCAAAGCTAAATCCACGGTCAACGCCGCTGGCAACTACACCAAGCCCGAACTGCGCAAGCGGATCGTGTCGCAGGTGAAGTCTGCTGCGGTGCAGGGCACTGCTGCTGGGCAATGGAGCGCACGCAAAGCACAACTCGTTGCCAAGAAGTACAAGGCCGCTGGCGGCGGATACAGGGACTGACATGAAAGCCCCACAGAAAAGCCTCAAAGACTGGGGCGATCAAAAATGGAGAACCAAAAGTGGTAAAAAATCTTCTGACACGGGTGAACGATACCTTCCTGAAGCTGCAATTAAGAGTCTTAGCCCTGCTGAGTACGCTGCAACAACACGTGCAAAACGCATGGGCAAAGCTGCGGGGAAACAATTCGTAGCCCAGCCGAAATCTGTCGCAAAGAAAACTGCGCAGTACCGATAATCAACCACCAAAAGGAAATCTGAATGAGCAAAATGTACATCCGAGTCAAGAGCGATGGCTTCATCTATGACTTCAACCCCATTCTGGCGAAGAACCCCGAGTGCGAAGTCGTGCCCGAGGAGATCGCCTACCCTGAGCGGTTCATTCCGCCTGCTGCTGTGCAGCGTGTTGCAGAGGCTGTGAAGGCAACTGGACGCAAGAAGAAGGGTGCGCTTGACTTGTCAACTGATGACATTCCAGAGGCTCCGCCGTATACTCCTGCTGAACTGGCCGAGGAAGCCTCACGAGGATTGCCTGCATGACACCCAACGAAGTCATCACCGAAGTGCGTCGTCTGATACAAGACACCAAGGCACCGTTCCGCTACAGCGATACGGTGATGCTCGGCTTCGTCAATCAGACGCTCAAGCGCATGGTGATGCTTCGCCCCGACCTGTTCGCAGTGATCGGGGATATTCCAACGACTCCGGCCACCGTGTTGCAAAGCTGCCCTGCGGACTCGACACGGCTGATCGAAATCTTCCAAGTCAAGAACGGCGATGCTGTCACGGAAGTCAACCGCGAGACGCTGGATCGCACAGCCCCCGGTTGGGTGCGCGAGACTCCCGGCCAGCCCGTGAACTTCATGCGCCATGTGCGCAACCCCAACAGGTTCTTCGTGTACCCCGCCCCAGTGGCGGGTGTCGTGCTTGTCGGGGAGTACGCCCAGACGCCGCCTGACTACACCCTCGACCAAGAGGTCACGTTCCCCACGGATGCGTACTTCCCCACCGTCGTGGACGGTACTGTGTTCTTGGCGGAGTCAATCGACAACGAGCACGTGAACTCGGGCCGAGCCAAGCTGTTCCAAGATTCGTTTGTTCAGGGACTCGGTGTGTCGTTGCAGTCGCGCACGATCACGGATACCGAAGCAGGCGGGCAAGACCCGAGACAGGTGATCTGACATGGCCGACCGCACCTTCGCATCCCTCGTCCCCCGTGTGCAGGCTTCTGTGCCGGGGTGCCCCAACGCCACCATCGTGCAGTACATCCGCGACTCGGCCATCCGCACGTGCGAGCGCACGCTGTACTGGCGCTACCAAGTGCCGTTGTTCAACCTGTTGCCCGGTGTCAGCGAGTACGCCTACAACAAGCCGGTGAACACCGATGTGCATGTGATGTTCGAGGTGGTGGTCAATAAGCGCCCCTTGGAGCGCCTGACGATGGAGAAAGCCATCGAGTTGTACCCCCAGTGGGCCGACCTTTACAGCGGGCAAGACCCGGCTGTGGCGTGGGGTCAGACCCCATCCACGGGTACGTTCAACGCGCCCGAGTACAACGAGGCTTTGTTCAACGACCAGCCCACGTACACGGTGCCTGACGCCATCGTCGCGGATGCCAGCACCCCTCAGTCCATCACACAAGTGACCCCGGACAAGTACATCATCCTGCCGCTGCCGGACGCGCAACGCACCTACCAGTGCCGCATGTTCTTGGCGCTCAAGCCCAAGCGCAACGCCACGGCGATGGACGAGTTCATCATGGATGAACTGGAAGAAGTTATCATGCACGGGGCGCTGCAACATCTTCTGGTGTTGCCGAACCAAGCATGGTCTGATCGTGAGCTTGCTGCGTATCACGCCAAGCAGTACGTGTACCAAACTTCTGAGCGTCGTGCTCGGGCCAACCTCGGCAATGTGCGCGGTACCATGCGGACGCGAATGCAACCTTTTGGAGCCTGATATGGGAGTGAAACTCAGAAACAACGCCTTCTCGCTCATCCCTGCTGGGGTGTCGAGCACCGCGACGACGCTGACAGTATCGACCGGAACTGGGGCGCGGTTTCCAATCCTCGGCACTGGGGACTACTTCTACGCCACGATCAGCGATGTGAACAACAACTTTGAGATCGTGAAGGTCACGGCCCGTACTGACGACGTC